AGTTTTTAATTATTAGAAGTTTAATACGCAATAATCCATTCCAATTGTTAATTCGATATTCATGGCAGTTGTATCTTCATCCCAATTGAAATCACCAAATGATGCGTCTTTAATAAATGCTCCTTTTACGATCCATTCAGAAACTATATCTCCTACAGGTCCTAAAACATCTATTGTTAAATCTTTTTTATAAAAATCAGAGTAACCATCTCTACCTGTTACTGATTCGTGATGTAATCTTGTCCATTCCATTACTGCTTGAGCTCCTGATGGGGTAATAGGATCAAATAAACTTAATGTTAAATCATTCCATCTAAGTTTTCCTTTAATTTTTCTATAGACATTGATATGATTTAAAATAATTTCATCTTGTGAGAATCCCATACCACTAACACCTTTAATTATATAAGCTGGTATACCATCTACATATAAAATAAATCTATTAGCTTGTTTTGGTTCAAAAGCTGTAAAGAATATTTCGTTTGGGTTTAATACTGCCATTTTATTTTTTTTATTTAATTATTTTATTCGTTTATAAATATTATACTTTTAAATTTTTATACCGGGAACGTTGCTCCAGTTGGTAATATGTTGAAATCTAGGTAAATAAATTCAGCTGTTTTTGTAGGTTGTAAATAAATAGCACCTATTAATTCATTCCTATCAATTACATCTGGAGTGTTATTTGAATCATCCATTACTACTTTAAAGGCAAATAATCCTTGTCTTT